CTTATGTAAATAAACAAACCAAGAAGCAAGATATAGGTTTATTGGCTCATGAATTACAAGAAATTTATCCTGAGTTAGTAACTGGTGAAAAAGATGGCAATGACATCCAAACAGTCAATTATAACGGATTGATACCAATTTTAATCAATGAAATTAAAAATTTGAAAGATGAAATGAAAACCTTAAAATCAAAACTAGAATATAAAGGTATTTTATAAAAATAAAATTGAATAAGTTTAAAGTAATTTAACCAGACTCAAATTACTTTAAAAAAACTTTTATTATGGACTATTTAAAACCTGTGCTTACCAATGTTTTATCAAACAGAAACAGACATCCACGTGACAACAATATTCAGTTTTTTGAAGAAGGACATAAATACCTAATCAAAAGTGATCCTGATATCAAATATACTTCCGCAACAACTTGGATTCATAGTCATTTTCCTTATTTTGATGCGGATGCAGTGATAACCAATATGATGAAAGGAAAAAATTGGAAAGAGGGGCATAAATATTGGGGTATGACACCAGAACAAATAAAGACCCAGTGGAATACGAATGGATCTTCTGTATCTGGCGCAGGAACAGATATGCATTTTGAAATTGAATGTTTTATGAATGATAAACGAATAGAATGTAAATATACACACAAAGAATTATATCAAATTTATAATTGTGATTATATTAAAAGAAACAATCATTATCACGATCAAAAAAGTTTAGAATGGAAATATTTTATTGAATTTATCAAGGATACTCCAGATTTAAAACCTTATAGGACAGAATGGACCGTTTATCATGAAGATCTTAAATTAGCAGGTTCTATTGACATGGTATATGAAAATCCAGATGGTACATTAAGTATTTATGATTGGAAACGTTCAAAAGATATAACAAGAATCAATAATTTCAATAAATATGCACTAACTGAATGTATCAGTCATATGCCTGATGCAAATTTTTGGCATTATTCATTACAATTGAATACTTATAAGGCAATACTAGAACAAAAGTATGATAAAAAAGTTACAGACTTGTATTTGGTAAGACTTCATCCAAATAATGAAGAAAAAACATATGAATTAATAAAATTGCCTGATTTGTCAAAGGATATTACTGAATTATTTTCACAAAGAATGCACGAAATAAGAAATTTATATTAAAAATGCTTAAAATAATGTTCACAGATATATACATATCAATAAAAATTATGAATAATTATAATGAACAAATAGATGAAAATAATTACAACATTGTTAATAGATTATTATTTATAATAATCTTTTTTTTTGGACACATTTTGACATATTATTGTATTTATAACAAATATAGTTTTTCACCAGATGAAAATGAAGAACTAACATCTACCAGCCATGAATCTTCTTTAAAAATAGAAACTAACCAACATGAACATAAAAAATCAGCTGAACTACCTTATGAAGAAAAATATTTGATAAAGGTACGTAACATGTTAAATGAATATATATTTACTGATAAAGAACTAGAGTTACAAGAAAAAAAAATAGAAGAATTAGAAAATGAAGAAAATAATAAAAAATTAGAATCAATATATATTTTGAATGAGAAAATAGAAGAACTTACAGTTAAATTAAGTGAAATTAATATTGAAGTTCATGATGACACGAAAGAAAAATCTAATAAGGATGAATCATTAATAAAACAACTATATATTTCAATACAAAATGAAATAGATTTGAATAAAAACAAATTATTGGAGTTGCAAGAAGATAAAACAAACGTAGATGATTTGAGAGAAAAAGCTAAACAATTTATTATTGATGAGCAATTAAAAAAATTTAATAAAAAATATGTCATTGAGCATACTCCACTAGGTAACGTTTTAATGTTTTATAATCACGACAAACTTGCGTTTGAATATTATTCAGATTTAACAATTCCTTATAGATATTTAGAGACCGTTGCTAGAAAATATGTAGTGACATTTAATTATAGACCATTATATATTGATATGGAAGAAGAATTAAAAGAATACGAAAAAAAATTACAAGAGAAAGAGACGAGAGAAAAACTAGAAAATGATAAAATAAAAAATGGTTCTGACTTAAATTCAACAATGAAAACAAAAGATGTATTTGCTAAATTCAAAAGTTATAATAAAGAGGCCGGAACTGGTAGAGTAAATACCGCACCTCCTCCAAAAAATAGTATACCACAAAATAGAATGAATGTAAATTTGAAAGAAAAAAGAGATGGTGCTAATAATGAAAAAATGTTATTAAAAGAAAATTCAAATAGATATTCTTATCAAGGAAAATTTTTAAATTTTAATATATTACAAAAAATAGATAAAAAATTGATAGATAAAAAATATAATTTGACATTTGCGGATTTTAAAAAAATGAAAACCATAAAATTTGATTAACTATAAAATAAAAACTAAATATAATATATGACTACTAAAAAAAGAATGAGAATAAAAAAAACAAGAAAAGTTAATGAAAATAAAAAAAAAACAAGACGTCATAAATTTATACGCAAAACTAGATTAATGGGGGGTGATAATTTAACAACCGATAATAAAGCGGATGAAATCATGGATGAAGTTAAAAAAGAACGTGAATTCAAATTGAATTTCAATTTAGGAGACTATCCAGTTATAAAAAAAAGTCGCGAATTAGCTGAAGGTTTAACAATAAAAGGTATTGAACATCTTGGAATATTACTTGGAGTAGATTTATCTAGTTCACAGAGCATAAATGAAAAATTAGAAAAAATTAGAGCTGCATTGGCTGATCCAAAAAATAAAGAAAAAGTAAGAGAAATTGTAAGCGAAGCTGCCAAAGTTGGAACTGTTGCAATTGAAGCAGCCTCACCTTTTATCAAACCTTTAATAGATAAAACGGTTGATGTCGGTAGTGAAGCATTATCAAAAATGGGTGAATCAGCAGTCAAAATTGGATTAAACACGGCAGAGGAAATACCTGGAATTGGAGTTGTATTGGGTACTGTTAGATCATTAAATGACGCAGGTGAAGCAATGATAGCTGCATCAAATGCTGCAAGTGAAGTCGTAACAACTACATCAGATAGTATTAATGCTGCAACAAAAAATTTTGAACGATTGATGAAAGAAAAAATGCAGGGGTTAAATAGAATAAATGAATCTGTAAATAAATTTCAAAAACCATTTAATAGAGATCAATTATCGTCAATGGCACCAACTAAACTAACAAATTTAAGAGGAGGTAATAAACGTAAAAACTACAAAAAATGAAACATATATCAAATTGGGTACTATTTTTGGATTTGATTTTTTTTCCATTCTTTAAATCCATTGCTGTTATAAATATTAAAAGATGAACCTAAATGTTCAAAAGCAATTTTATAAGCCTTTTTTTGTTGTTCATCTTTTATTAATTGTGATAAATAATCGTATATTTCTTTTTGTTTGATAGTATCGTAAGAATATAATATACTAGGAATAGGAATATCAAATTCTTTGAACATATTAGATCTATCCGTATCCATATTGTTTTATTATTAGTTTTGCTGTTTTTTATAGCACATAAACTAATTTCAATTTTATTTAAAATTGTTCTATTTATTTTACTTAGGGCGCATGGGCTGATATGTTATTAATGCAATCAATTCATTTGAATTATTTGTCTTATACCTTATAGAACTTTGATTCATCATTTTTGTAATACTTGTATCAATTGTGTAACCATTTGATAATAAAAACGAAAATAAATCTGGAGTTTCATCAACCGTCATAAGATCAGAACATGAATTTGAATTATAACTACTACTAAATCCATTTAAAAATCGTAGTGATCGTAGACCTAAACCACATGTTTGTAATCGCGTGCAATTTCCAGGCTCTTTGAATTCGCTAAGAGGATATAATTTAATCCTTCTAGTTATTTTGAGCAATGGACCACGCGGTGGTAAGTTCATTGTTATAATATTTAAATAGCATTGACTACAAGGATCATAATAAGGTTGACTAAATAGCGAAATTGTATTATACATAGTTTTTATTTAGATTATTAATTTTATAAAAAAAAATTGAAATATAAATAAGTATTGATAAAATACTTTATATTTAAAATGAATTATGAAGCACTTGATAGAAAACAACACTATATTAATAACAATTTCAACAATAGTGATATTGTTATTAATAATGACCGAGCAATTAGTTATGGATTTAGTTCATTGGAGAAGACCGCGGATTTTTACACAAATAATGAGAGATATATTGAATCTCTGGATTCTTCTATAAATGAATTGTCTATAAGAAAAGATAATAATGATAACGACAATGATAAAACAAATACAAATATAAAAATTTATCGCTATAAATTTTCAATTGAATTTATAGAAGAATTAAATAAATTTTCAAAGATTCATCAATATGATCATCGTAGAGATTTCAAAGAAGCTTGGGAGTTATGGATTGAAGATAACTCTAATATTATTCTAGAAGAATCTACAAGACTATCCAATTTAGGTTATCATGGTGATATTTTGAATAAAATGTTTACGAGTGCGCGTTATTATTTTAGAAAAAAAGGAACCGAAAAAAATGAACCCCGTATGCGCTGCACTTACATAGGTATGCAAAAAGAGTTATTGGATGCAATGGATATTCATATAAATTTAAATTTAAATGAATCATGGTTTAAACCTTCCAATGGTTTCACTGAATTTTGTAAAGAAAATGTTGAATTACTGCAACAAGAAATAGAAATACTAATAAGATATAATATCACAAATTCTACTGAAATTAAAAAAAAAGTAAAAAAAACATATAAAAATAGATATTTTATGATAATCAATAAAAATAATTAAATATAAATTACTTTTAATATAAAAATGGACTATGGAATTAATGTAGATTCTTTACAAAAAATAGTTGAAATGGAAATTAAAGAAATGAAAAAAATAAAAGAACCTGAAAAATACACATCAAAAATAGTAGAATATACTTTTTTTGTTCAAAATGAGATAGAAATTAGTGAAAAATTAAATACAGTTGATTCAAATTATCAAAACAATAGTGCATATCAATTTTTAACAATAAAAAAACATGATTTTGTAAAGATTTGTGAGAGTAATAAACAAATTTTGGAAAAAATGAATATAGATATAGATTTGACTAAAAATGTTAATAATAAAAAATTTATTTTATTAAAATATAAAAAAGATCTTGAAAATGGGATCAATAATGATAAAATGTCACCATTTATAGATTCTTTTTTTTATCACCATCATTTGAATAACAAAAGTCTTTTTCCTGATAAACCAAGAGCAAGTTTCATTTTTTGGGAATTTATCAATATTTATGAAACTTTTTTTGATGATTTCTTATATTTGGCAAACAAAGATATATTATTTTTAGATTTTTCATCAAAAAACTTGCTTTATAACAAAAAACACACTGTTTTTTTTAATAAGTTTGATAAATGTTTAATACGAAAAGAGTTTGATGTTTCAAAAAAAGAATTATTTATAGATAATAATTTTCAAAAATTATCAAAATATACAGAAATTGAAAAATACATTGATAAATTTATTAAAATAATTGAAAGTATTGAATATTATGGCAATAAGCATTTTGATTTATATTTTTCAAAACAGTTGATTAAAGCTAATAATTTTTATTTTGTTTACCAAAATTTGGATGCTATAATTGATGATTATTTAAATAATTTGCAATTTCTTAAGAATTTTTCAGTTAAATTCAAAAATGATAACAAAAACAGATGGAAAGCTTTAATAAAAAATAAAATAGAAGAAAATATACATTTTTTAAACATTGATGCAAAAAATTTAAATTGGAAACTATATTTACTTTTACTAGTGGAAAATAGTAAAAAAACAGTTTGGGAGACATTTTCTCTCAATAGTTTATTTTTGAACATTACTTACTTTATGATGAAAATATTTGATATTAATGATAAAACATCTGTAGTGCATAGATTTTTCAAATTTTTATTTTTGAATATGGATATTAATTGTACAAGCTTTGATAATAATAATAATAATAATATTAGTATTAGCATTTGTAGAAAGAATTATGATAAATTTCGCGATTCTTTTGACGATGATAAAGATTATGATAAATTAGCTAATTTTTTCTGTTTATCACATGTAACTATGGAAAAACAGCAAGATTTGTATGATTTTTTATTACACAATATTGATATTTAGACTTTATTTACGACGTTGAGTTTTTGTTTTCTTACTCTTTCTTCTTGATTTTCTACTCTTTCTAGATGTTTTTGCTTTTTTTGGTTTTATTCCCATGGCCATTTCAGGTTTTCCCATTTCACTTTTACGTGCACTTGCATCCTTTAAAGCTTGTCTAAAACTGTAGTTTTTGTCTTTATTGTGACCTTCATGATAAATTTTTTTAACAAAATCGTTCCAAGCACTCATTATACTATAATAATAGATAAAAATTAATAAATAAAATAGAAATTTTTATTTCTAAACCAATATAAAATTTAAAATAAAATAAAATTGATTTTAAAACAATTCGTTTATATAAACGTAAACAACAGTTTTTAAATCATGGTTAAAAATACAACTGGTGGAAGTAAACACAAAGGTCAAGCAAGAAAGTTCGTAAATGCTCCTAGACAAAATGCAAATATAAGATTGTCTACAGATGAGTGTGAGCTATACGCACAGGTTAGTAAAATGTTAGGTAATGGTATGTGTCATGTTTTGTGTATAGATGGTAAAACAAGACTATGTCATATAAGAGGTAAATTTAGAGGACGTGGTAAAAGAGACAATTTAATTGGAAATAATAGTTGGTTATTAATTGGTTTGCGTGAATGGGAAACAGAAAAAAACAATGATATAAAATTACAAAATTGTGATTTATTAGAGGTATATTCACCTATTGATGTTGATAGATTAAAAAATACGGTAAATGAAAATTGGAATTTATTCAATAATGATAATGGTAAAAAAATAACAGAAGATGATGTATTATTTATTGATGAAAGAACCGATGAATATATGAAATTAGTAGAAGAAGAATTAGCTCAAAATCATGATAATGCAAATAGCAAAACTACAGTAAATATTGTTTTCAATGAAGAAGAGGAAATAAATGTAGATGATATTTAGATAATAATAAAATTATAAATAATTATAAAAAGGTTATTATACATTTTTTTGTTTTTGAATCCATTTTTTTGTTTTTGAAAAGATGGATTTAATAAAAAAATTGAAATATAAATTTCAATAGAAAGTACATCATAGACAATTAATTTAAAAAACTAAACCTTTCAAAATGACTTCAACAAACAGATTCAATTCAATATTAAAAGATACTACTAGTGTTAAAATTCATAATACTAGTAGTAGTATAATAAAAAATACAAATAATTTTAAAACAAATAGATTTGTCAGTAAACAAATAAATGATGAAAGAAATAAAAAACAAAAAGAGGAAATTTTTATAAAATCATTAAATAATTTAACAGAGTTTCCAGAATTACAAATTAAAAAGAAGGAATCAACTGTTTTGGACAATAAAAATAAATCTAATTTTATTGATGCAATTAAAATGAATAATTTAATACCAAGTGAAGAAAACAGTAATGAAATTCAAAATGAGGAAGCTATTCCACCTGGATGTGTTTGTATTCAATTTGATAAAGCATCAAATGAACAAAAATGGATTTATGGTGTTGATGTTTCAAAAAATGAAGATGTAGAATCAGTCATTGAAGAAAACCCATATTTTGTATTTCAAAGAGTAACTGATTTATACAATAATAGAAAAAATGAACACATTAAAAAATGGGGAATTGAAGAATATGATCAAATGTTCATGTTTCAAAATTATGATTATGAATATTTTGATAAATTAGATGAACAAAAATGAAAAATATAGCAAGAAAACCCACAATATTGATTTATATTTTATGATTAGTTTAAAAAACTTATGAAAAATATTCGTAAAATATAACAATTATTTTTTGTTTTAAAGTGTTATGAGTTTTGATAAAAATGAAGAAAACTTAGATGATTCATGGATAAAAGATTTTGAATATAGTGATAAACCTTATAATGAATTTTATAAAGATAATATTTTTTCTATAAATATCAATATATTTTACATTAATAAAGATAACAACGTTGAAAAGGTAACCGAAGAGTCTTTTTTATTACAAAATCCAAATATTATTTCAAGAGAAGAAATAATAGGTATAATAAAAAAAAATACCAAAATGAATGGTAACAATTATTCTTTATTATCTATATCAAAATATAACATAACATTAAACCCAGAAGATATACACGTATTTTTAAAAACCAACAATTTTGATTATTACAATGATATTTTTTTTACTAGTTTAAAAAATATTGATAATATTGTTTTTGATAAAACTATTACTATATTTCAAGATTTAAATGCTTTGTTCATCATTTTTTATGAAAAGTGTGATAAAGATAAAGTTATAACAAATAATAATTTAAATAACACTAGAAAAATATATTTAAATAGAGTCAATTCAAAAAATAGAAAAACGATTCGTAGATGAAAAATCTAATAAAATAATACTTCAGGCGAAATCCTTATTTTTGCATCTGTTTTACTTATAGCTATTGCATGAAATGCTCTATGCTCACAATCTTCATATTTACCATTAACATTTCCATAATCACGCAACATTATATTTGATCTAGACGCTATTGCATGTTTTTTAATAAATGTTGCAGGTATTATATCAAGACGTAACCTACCATCATAATAGCTATTCATAAATTTTTCAGTTCTGTATATAGAAAACCCATTGAAAGATGAAATACATTGTAATAATTCACCTTGTGGTAAATCTTGCAATTTTTTCATAATATATTCTTGAATTACGTGATAATTATTATATTGATTTTGTTCAAAATGATTGTAACTGAAACAGTATGGTTTTATAGATAACCCCCATATATCATAATATTTTGGAGATGTATTAAAAGATAACGCATCCCAATCATCTCTTTCAAAATATTTTGGTAAAATATCAGTGTTAATATTTTTACAATTGACATCATCAAAATCCATCATAATGAAATATAGAAATTTTGTTTGATTCTTCTTAATGTAATGTAAACAGTGATTCCTTGCATAGGCTATATTATGAGTTCTATATTTTGATGTAATTTTTTTATTTATAAATAGGGTAAGTTTTTCATTTTTTTTTTGGAAATTTATTAATTTATTAACTGTGTCGTCATTGGATTCATCATAGAAAATAAAAATTTTATACTCTTTAAAAAGAGAACCAATTTTTTCTATATTTTCTAATACTTTATCTAAATAAGGACCACAGTTTTTAACTGGACCACATATACAACACTCTATATTGTTCATTACTTATTTATTTTATTAGAATAAGAATAAAAATAAAAATTGAAAACGTATGCTTTTTATTTATGAAAGATAAATAATGAATGAATGGTTTATTTGTTTTCAACACGATTTAATGATATAACGTGGGAAGAAAATTTAAATTATAGAAAACAACATGATATTAAATGTATTTATGGAACGCCCTTAGAATTTCCACCACGTATTTGCGTAGATGCAAACATTTTTGTTTTAGAGATGAATAATTCTAAAAATAAAATAGAAGGTATTGGATTAATTAGAAATAGGCCTTCTTTGGATAAGTATTACAAAATTTATCAAGAAGGGAATTATAATCGTTATATTTATAAAAGTAACTATTATTTGAATAGAGATCAATTATTGATTTTGAATAATGATTTGGTAAGAATTTTTGACTATATATTATTCAAAGAAAAGACGCATTTAAAACGAGGTTCTGGATTTACAACTATACCAGAAAACCTATTAAACCATTCCATTTGTGAAAAAAGAAATATAAAAAGAATATTAAGTGATTTATTTATTCAATATTATAGTTAATAATATTATTAAAAACATATTTATTTATAATATTATTACATAATACTTATTAATATGACATCTATTGATACAAATGTTTCAAATTATACAATGAGTGAATTAATGGCAATAGTAAATTTGGATGATTTAGATCCAACAAGCATTATGAATGCGACATCACCTTCTGTAGAAAAATTTAAAGATACCAACCCAAAATTATCAAATTTTTTTAGTGATATTCAAAGTCAATTATTGCAATATGCTCAAGATCTATATAATGAAGATAATGCAGACGATGCGATATATCCGGATGGAGAAAAACAAGTTGAAAATAGATATCAACATCAGTATTTGAGACAAAAAGATCAAAATCAAACTAATAAAATCACAGAAAGAGAACAAAAAATAGGTGTTTTTGGCGACGAACATGTTCCCATGACGCGTCAACAATTAGGAGTAAATGATACATTTAATGTCAGTGTAAAACAAGATTCTTTAAATCCAAATTTAAAAAATACAATTTCACGATTTGTCAATTTAGACAGTCAATTTCGTCAATTTAGTGGTATAAATAGTGCCTCTACAAATTACACGCTGGATTTATCAGATACATTAAAAAATGTATTATCAATGAGATTATATTCATATCAAATACCATTTTCGTGGTATTTGATTGACCCGATTTATAATAATACATGTTTTTGGATAACAAACGGCAGTGATAATGTTGCTATTACTATGCCGGCAGGTAATTATAATTCAAATGAATTTGTGACTTCATTAAATTTTGCTTTTACGAATGCTGGTTTTACAGATTTTCAAACTATTACTATTAACAATATTGTTATAGCCACACCCGTTTATTTCAATGCAAATACTGGAAAAATAACTTTGAACTTATATGGTGCAAAAATAAATACGTCTAAATATAAATTTACTGTATCAACAAATACTATTATTACTTTTTTTGATTTTACAGCAAAATTACAATGTTATGTAAATTGTGTAAATAATACTAATTACTTAAATCAAACTTTAGGATGGTTAATGGGTTATAGAGTTCCATATGAAACAGTTGATCCAATCGGCAATACGGCCTCTTCTGTTTTAGACTTGATTGGAACAAAATATTTAATACTAGTTATTGATGATTATAATCAAAATCATGTTAACAATAGCTTAGTTTCTATTACAGAATATTCTGCTAATTTGAAAATTCCTGAATATTACTCTCCTGATTTACCTACCACGTGTCTAAACGCTACCACATCAAATATATCACAAATCATTACTGATGCCAATATTGAATCGTTGTTAGACAATCAAGGTGCGATAACTGATAATGGTTTATTAATTGCAGGTAAATATAATGCAAATTATACAAAAACCGCAATTGTTTTGCCAAGTGCACCTAGAACATTGACTCAGGCACAAATTTATACAATCAACGAAATTAATAAAAATCAAAATATAACAAATTTTAGATATAAAGCACCTACTACTCCAGACATATTAGCTATTATTCCTGTTAAGACATCTAACATTTCTACAGGAAGCGTATTAGTTGAATTAAGTGGTTCTTTGCAAGATAATATTAGGACATATTTTGGTCCGGTTAATATTGAAAGAATGGCGGTTAAATTATTAAATGATAAAGGGTATGTTTTGGATTTAAACGGCTTAGATTGGGCAGTTACATTAATTACCGATTGTTTATATCAATATTAATTTAATAAAGTGATAATATATATAAAAATTAGATGTACGGGTTTTTAAAAAAAATAGGGGAAAATGGTCCAATGTTATTGTTGTTTCTTACTATTTTTCTTTTAAGAAATAAACATAATTTATTATTTTATTATGTTTTATTTTTTATCTTAAGTTTATTATTAAATCTAATTTTAAAAGGGTTGATTCAGCAACCGAGACCATCTATAGATACAAAAACCTTTAATTTAATGATGAAAAACAAAGAACGTTACATTTATAAACATGGTATTCCCTATGATATTTTTGGTATGCCCTCAGGGCACTCTCAATCTGTATTATTATCAACAATATTTATATATTTATCATTACATGACCTTAAGATAGCAATGTTATATTTATTTATAACAACAATTACTTTAACTCAAAGAGTATTAGATAATCATCACACAATTCTTCAAGTAATATTTGGTTCTTTTATAGGTTGTATATTGGGATATTTAGCATATAAGATGGCTCAAATAAATTTAAAAGGTAAAAACACAGCAAAAAAGGATGATTATGGGCCTCTATAAAATTATTATTTTTAATATTTTTACTAATTATTATAATAAAAATATTAATTAGATGAATCCAGAACTAATATATGAAGCATTAAGATATAAAAACACGCTTAACTGTAGAAAATATAAAAAAATAGTTCCAAATTTAAAACCATATATAAGCGGTTTATCGCAATATTCATCACCATTTAACAGTTATATCAAATTCTACGTAACTGGTGAAAATTTTTTGCCCAACGGTTTAACAACAGTTACTTTTGGGAATATTCAAAATATAAATGTTAAATATATAAATTCTAATAGTATTTACTTTGAATTATATACTTTTGCATTTCCAGGTGTCTATAATATTCTTGTAAAAAATACGTTGAATTTAAATGCAAGAAATGTAACTGCAAATAGTAGTTCTGGAATATCATTACAATCTAACGTAGTAAAATATACGATAACTTATTAGTCAACTCTATAATATAATAAAAGCTGATAGCATTTTGTGTAATTCCACTCTAGCGGGGTTCCATTAGAATTATTACTACCTTCAAATTTCCAAGTAAAATTACTTGAATTTAATTTATTTTTCCATGCTAAATGTGTTAAACGAGAGAAACTCAGCCCATCATACCCATATTCTTTATCTTCACAAGTAATGGTAGCACAAAAATGTTGTTTAGTAGTATCTCTCACAACTGTACTATCTAATTTATATCTAGCATTATTGATTGTGAAAGATAATGGTTTTTTATCAAAAATCGCTGCTTGTTTTTCAAAAATTTCTATAATTACTAAATGAGGTAAGTGTTTCATGCTTTTCATATGTAAAGAAGCTATATCTTTCCAATTATTAGAAACTTCTCTCAAAAAAAGTGTTTCAATAGAGTTATTGTTTAAATAATTTATAATACTCAGATAGTAAATAACAGGATTGCCTGGTTCATCAATGTCTACAATAATAGGATATTTTGATCTAAAATTTTTGGGTATTCCAGTATAAATTTGGTGTATTATACTATTGGTATTCAATTCATACGCATAGGAATTTCCTGTTAAACAAGCATCAATACCAAAATTTAAAAGAGCAAAGGCATCTCTTAATTTTCCTGGAATTGTTTTGCCATTTTTTTGTTTTCCTTCAATCATAAGTTGTCTAAAAAAATGAAAAAATTTGCGTCCTTTGTCACTGACAAAAGATGTTACAAACATAGAATTAAACCAACAATTAGCCATAGACTGAATAGGTGGAACAATAATAGAAGGGTTTACGTGTTTGTTTGCTTCTAAATTTCTTAAAAGAAACCTTTTAGCTTGAGGAGTATCATATAGAAAACAATTTTTTCCATAAACATATCCAGGAACTCCAATTTTAAGTGGTTCGCTCAAGTCAAAAGCTTTTTTGTTATTACAGTCATAAATGGGATTTCTAGGAATACTCTTTAAAGTGACAAGTTCTTGATTAATCGTTGGTGAATAAGATTCATTTTTAATACCTTTGGCTTTTTCTTTTGTAAAAAATTTATCAATTTCTTTACTTATTTTTAAAATATTGTTAGGAGTCTTATTATGTATAACGCTACTTTTCTCTCTTGGTTGATATTTTGAATTGTTTTTTCTGGTGCTTCGTTTTATTTTTAAATTTGATCTAAGTTTTTTTGTTTTGTTCATATAAAATAAAAATATTATTATTTTATATAAATGGGAGCTGGTATATTACCGACAACAATATATAAAAATAAATTGTATTTTTTATTTGGTAAAGAGAATAAATATGAGGACACTGCTCCAGGTTTCTCAGATTTCGGTGGAGGAACAGATAATAAAGAATCGTTCATGGACACTGCAATAAGGGAAGGTTGTGAAGAATTAACTGGGTTTATAGGTTCAGAACAAGATGTAAAAAATATGCTAGAGAGAAATGGAACGTACAACATTGATAACAAAACACCACATGGTTCCATTTATAGAATACATATTTTTTCTATGAATTATGACCCTAAATTACCATTTTATTACAACAACAATCAACGTTTTTTACAAAAAAGATTAGATCCTCAAGTAATTAAAAAATCAAAAATATTTGAAAAAGAAGAAATTCGTTGGGTATCTATAGATGAAATAAAAAAGATGAAACCACAATTTCGTTTTTTCTTTCAACCAATAGTTGATAGGATTTACAACGAGAGAGAAGAAATCAAACGATTTATTGTGAAGGGATTAAGAATTGGATCGTCAAACTTAAAAAAAAGAACTAGGCGCAACAGGACACAAAATAATCGTTCATAGACTTCACTCAGTAATTGAATTCCAAAAAATCTTTTTCATACATTTTGTATATCATTTGTTTTAATTCTGCATCACTTTCAATAATATCTGTATAATTCAAATTATATTTTGATAAATAATTTAACCATTCTTCTGGTGTAAAATATTTCAATTTTTTAATAAGTTCTACATCATTATTATTGATTTTTGTTTGTTCTTTTTTATAAAAATTATTATTTGTACAATAATTTAAAATATCCAAAGGTATACAATCTATATTGGAATGGTATTTTTTTAAAAATTTATATAATTCTTCATTCAAATTGTCTTCAATTTTTACATATGTTTTTTTTAATAATTTATAATACGGAACAACATTATTGTATTCACTAATTAGGGTATAATGTTGAGTAATAAACTCACCTGACGATAAAAACTTACATAAATTATAAATATTATTATCATAATTTGAAGTAAATTTTTTGTATCCTTCAAACCCTAAATAAATTGATTCACTTTTGAAAACATGTTTATCAATATAGGAAGATAAAAATCTCTCATAAGGATTTCTAACAAACGAAATTATGTCAATATTTTGTAAATATATGTTATATCTATATTTACTATAAAGCCAACTAAGCGATAAATGAAAATTGTCTTTTTTATTGAATTCAATATTATTTACTAAACAAAATATGTCAGTAATTGTCGTACAAGCACATTTTGCACACCAAATGATAGCATATTGTTTTTCTTTATTAACAAAGATGTTTCTCAAAACATGGTGGTATACATTATAAAAATAAATAGGTACTTTGTCAGTATTAATAGAACAATGATTTATAAGTATATTTGTTTCATAATATTCGTGTTCATATGCTACTTTTGAAACATTCATATTTAATGATACAATAGAATTACTTATCGCTCTTGTAGTGTTTTCATGATGAATATTTTTAATTTTAATACCATCTATTGTAAAATTAGTGTGGTTTTCATGTTTGTAAATGATAAAATCGGGTATTTCAAATGTTGTATACAATATTTTTGATTGAACCGGAACAAAAAATAATCGCCCAATAATATTGTTTTCTAATTGTAAGTCGGTTTGATCTATATTATAAGAGAGAATCATAGTATCATTTTCATCAACAATATAGGACATCAAAAAATCATATTCAGTTAACATTGTAATATTGTCAGGAATAGTATTAATTATATTTTTTGTATAAGGATAATTGGATGTGAAAAAATCTGTATCATCTTTTTCAACAAAAATATTATAATGAATTTTTAATATATTATAATGATTTAACCATAACTTAAACAATGCATCATCAAATGTTCTTTTGTAATGAATATAAAATAACATTGTATAAATTATATACGCGTTCTTTAAGTTGGTTTTGACAATTATTATATTGTTTGTCTTTAAGTAGGTTTTTATGATTTATTATATTAATAGGTTTTTTTTTTCCAAAAAGTGTTTGGGATTTTCAATTTTGGACATTTTTTTTGTCCATTTTTGAAAATTCCAGAAAAGTCTTGGGAAAAATAAAGCCTTGTGACCATAATTTTAATTTATCGTCTGGTTACAAAAAAATTAAATTTCATTTTGTTAGCATAAATTTTAAAGTTTATTTTGCGATAAGGATTTAAGAACTTTTTTGTAGCTCTAATTTAGAGGACAATGGATGACATTTTGGATGACAAAAAGGCGGAAAAAGGCGGGCATATTTTTTGTTGCAAAATGTGTGACTATAATACGTATGAATTGAGTAAATTCTCAAGACATATTTTAACCGATAAACATAAAAGGATGACAAATGGATTACATTTAGGCGGAAAAAAGGCGGAAAAGGCGGAAAATATTGATTGTGAACAAAAATTTGTGTGTATTTGTGGAAGTAGTTATAAATATAGACAAGGTTTATGGAAACATAAAAAAACTTGTGTAGATTTTATTAAGTGTGAAAACCCAAATTTTTTTGAGGAAACTGATAAAAAGGAACTATCAACTATTGCCGGATTGGACGCCAACTTTCTAAAGTTTGTATTAGAAAACAATACAGAAAATATAAAAAATATAGTCATGGAAGTGTGTAAGCAAATACAAACGAATAATAATATGAACAATTCATATAATACGACAACCCAAACACATACAAATAGTCACAACAAAACTTTTAACTTACAAATATTCCTGAATGAGACTTGTAAAGATGCAATGAATTTGACCGATTTTATTAATTCAATTGATTTACAATTATCTGATCTGGAAAGTGTTGGAAAATTAGGATTTGTAAATGGAATTTCTAATATTTTAATAAAAAACTTAAATGCTATGGATGTAACAAAAAGACCGGTTCATTGCAGTGATACAAAGAGAGAAGTGATGTATGTGAAAGAAGATGGAAAATGGGAAAAAGATGAAGAAAACAATGCAAAGTTAAGGAAAGCGATTAAAAAATTAGCATTCAATAATTCAAAATTATTACCTGTTTATAGAAAAAAATATCCAGATAGTGAAAATCCATTATCATCAAAAAGTGATAAGTACAATAAATTGGTAATAGAAGCTTATGGAGGAAAATATGATGATGTTATTAATGAAAACAAGATTATTAAAAATATAGTAAAAGAAACAGGAATAGATAAGGATTTATTTTCCGTTTAATTATATTAAAATAAAAATAACATAAATACAAACATTAAAATTGATATAATGTCAAAAGTTGCGTTTATAACAGGTATTACAGGACAAGATGGGTCCTATTTGACAGAAATATTATTAGACAAAGGATATCATGTATGGGGTATTGTTAGAAGATCATCCAATATACCAACAAGTAGAATTGATCATTTATTTGAAAAAATAACTTTACGTTATGGAGATTTAACAGACACTTCAAATTTATTATCAGTTTTGATGGAAATAACAAGAACTTATGAAGATTTGGAACGATTAGAAGTTTATAATTTGGGTGCAATGAGTCATGTTAAAATTTCTTTTGAAATGCCTGAATATACATGTGACGTAGATGCAATGGGTACACTCAGGTTGCTAGAATCTTTAAGAGCTAGCAATATTCCACTGAATAAAATTCGTTTTTACCAAGCATCTACTTCAGAAATGTTTGGTAAGGTATTTGAAGTACCACAAAAAGAAACTACTCCTTTTTATCCAAGGTCGCCCTATGGAGTTGCAAAATTATATAGTTATTGGATTACTAAAAACTATAGGGAGTCATATGGTATGTATGCTTGTTCCGGTATTTTGTTCAATCATGAAAGTCCTAGAAGAGGACATAATTTTGTCACTAGAAAAATAACAATTGGATTAGGCAATATAGTAAAAGGAAATCAAGATAAATTAGTACTTGGTAACATTAATTCATTAAGAGATTGGGGTCACGCAAAAGATTACTGTTATGGTATGTGGTTGATACTACAACAAGATAGTCCAGATGATTTTGTCCTCTCTACAAATGAATATCATAGTGTTAGAGAATTTGTTGAAAAATCTTTTGCTTTAAAAGGGTTTACTATTAAATGGAAGGGTGAAGGAGTAAATGAAATTGGTTATGATGAAAATACAGGACGTGAATTAATTTTTATTTCTGAAAAATATTTTAGGCCTGCAGAAGTAGAAGAGTTGTTGGGGGATAGTTCAAAAGCAAAAAATGATTTAGGATGGTCGCCTTCAATTTCTTTTGATGAATTAGTAAAAGAAATGGTAGAAGCTGATTGTAATTAAAATAAATTAATATAAATAGATGTTAATATTAATTTATATGTCACTTAAAGTAATAAATATAACCATACCAGAAGAGAAGGATTTACCAGAAATATTTTCAACTTTCTCTCCTGAAGAGAATTATATAATGTTAAAAATAGGAAGTCAGTGTTTGGAAGAAGGTAGAAAATCGGCAATTGGGTTTTCACAAAAAGAAATTTATCAAAAAATAAGGGATGAAAACAAAGAAGAAATTAGTAAATTAGAATTGGATATATTGATTGAACGTGAAATGGCGACAAGAATGGGAGAAAAGATTTCAAAAATATATGATACACAAGTTGAACAAATAAAAAAACAAAATGAAAAATTAGAAATGGTGATCCAAGGACTGAAAGAACAAATAAAGACTTATGAGTTAGAAAATAGTAGTTTAATTCAAAAAGAAGTAGATAAAATGAGAGAAAAATGTGA